TTTCTGATTCTCTCACCAGGGGCCGCTTTTGATAACGCGCGCCATGATCGAGATCAATTTGGCTAATCAGGGTAGCTACTTCTGTTGATGTGATTGGGTATTTCATTTTAAGAGCGTTCCCTGCGATGGATACCATCAAATGCTGAATCTTTCGATATCGCCCTGTCCCATCTTGGTTGCTGATTGCAATAAATTCATTTAGGATACGTTTACTAACAAAAGGACAATCGATGTAAGTGGACCATGACACATCATCATTAGTCAACTGCTTCTGTTTGTGTTTCAAAATACTATCTTTTATTGCTGGTGGGAGCTTATCTAGGAATGATTTCCCTCGTATACTATCAATAAATGGGTGCTTCTTCATCAACAGGTTAGGATCCATATAAGATCCTTTGTTGGTATAAATGAAGCAGTGTGCGTCGGGGTATTGAGCAGGAACATAAAACATCCGCGACAAATCTTTCGTTTGATTATCCCCCACTTGACCTAATTCTAGATTCAGCGCATACCAAAACGCCTTGATATTACATGCAATAACTGGTTCTGTTAAAGGGAATACTAGGCGAAATTTAGGATGCTCTACTTTTGATGATGCTGTTGAGTAGCACACATAATAATGCCCTCCAATTAATTTACGAAGCTCTTCTTCCATATTATCACTAGTGAAGTCATGCTCGTCCACATCAAGAGCGGCCCACCCTGCCCATTGGACCACATTGTCATTGGCGCGCGTTGTATCAGGTGCATATATTGAAGGTGATATGAGAGGCGACGCGCCATCCATAGATTGACCTTTGATTGGCTTTCTGCCAGGTTTGGTTGCAAGATTGTATAACAACCGCTCTAGTTGTTCAAAGGAATAAAAATCCATTCTGCCTGTAGTCTTTGTATCGAATAATGACTTGAATAGAGTTAATGAGCATGGCCATTGTTTCATTATAAAAAGTCCTCTAGTGTGGCAGGAGCATACAAAGTAGGTTCTGGATGATACTTGCTCCTGATTTGACTGTTTATGTGTTTATCTTGGGTATTATCTATGCAAAATTGTATGATATCAACTATATCCTCATATCGCGATGTGCAGCATTCTTTTAGCGGCCTCCCCATAATAGATTTCACCACATGATATATGTGGGCTATTCCATTCCTCCCTCCTGGATGAGACTCGTGCTGAGGAAGGTAGTCTGTCATAGCACCACCTTCCTTCACGATCCATGCATGCAGATAATGAACTAATTCTGGTTTCATCTTATCCAAAGAAATCCTCTAAAGTTGATCGTGGTTCAGCTGTCCATCCGATAGCATCAAGGATGATAGTCAATGAGTTCTCAAACGTCTTATCAAACTGAGTTTCATAATCAACATACTCAGCCAAGGATATTCCCATTCCATCTTCTCCTAGACCAATCTCCTTAGGGAACGCTTCTGGGTATGATATAATATTATCACCTGCAGGATTCGGAACCTTTAAGGCCAACATTTTAATTTTCTCGCCATCCTGCACTCTTGGATAATTATTAATCAGGTCACCTTCCACTATAGCATTGTTATATACTATAGCCCCGCGTGCATTCATAGGAGTTCCTTTAATATAACAAAATACTCCTTGCTTGTTTGGAATGCGCTGCTGGTATTTTGTTATATTAGAAACACCTCTGGGAGCTGATATAGATTCAAGTGGTAGGTTTTTAAATTCTTGCTTAAAGTCAGCAACAAATGACTGCACCTCCTCCTCTGTTCCGGATATCAATAGTTTGAATAGTTCTTTAAACTTATCACGACATACTTCTGGAGTAGAAGATTTGATGGCCTCAATGCCCATAATCTTCAAATCAGGGACAGTGTATTGCACTCCTTCATTATTCCAAACTGAAAGTATGTAACGCTTTTTCGCTGTCCATATTCCTCGTTCAGCAATGGCCTCCCTCGACATAACCATTTTATTTTCATATGCACCCATCCTATCAGATAGAACTTGATAGGCTCTACCAATCTCAGGCTCTAATGCTTCTGAACATAGCTTATCAAGAAACTTCACAATTTTTTGTGCGTTATCTGGGATGTTTTCTATTCCAACAGACAATACAATATCATTAACAGCAATGTACAATGAATCTGTGTCGATCGCGATGATGTAATCTACATCATTGGTTTTCTGCATCACGTTCAAATATTTATTGATAGCCTTTTCGGCCCAAAGAATAGAAAGACGGCCTGAGCTAGTAATGGCATCCGCAATTCTAATATCAAAATATCTAAAGTATACATTTCCCATTGCGCCATACAAAGAGTTCATCAAAATCTTAATTGCTTGTTGCTTATTATCTAATGTGGCAATCTGTTGATCAACCTTATAGATCTCTTCTGTATTAGAGTTGGGATCCAACTTCTCCTTTTTCTGCTTCCAATTAAGCATCTCTCCTTTAATGCCTTTGCGTTCTGTGTATAATTTATCAATGATGGAAGGAATCACTCCCCTTTTATCTTTCCGGAAGTATTGACCAGTGGCTGCCATAGAGTACTTCGGATTGTCATTAACTACTCCGCCCAGTACAGATTCAGGAGTGACTCCATCCTGGCAATCATTAACGATGGTATCTGGACTCATATTATATTGCATAAATATGTGGGGATATAGAGAATTTAAGTCGAATGATACTACCCAATCGTGACGGCCTACCACAGGAGGTTTAACGTGGCCACCACTAATTGTAGTTTTCAGTCCTGGAGTTGTTATAGGGACTGCTATATGTTGACCATTCAATACTCTATAAATGAAAGCATCCCACACAGAAGTTGTACCGAATGCGTCAGAGTAATTGACTCCAGCTTTAAAGGCTACAACCATAGCAAGTTCTACGAACCCCAGCATATCATCCATTCTCTGAATTAACGCAACATCTTTTAAATTGTAATCCAAAAAACGTTGATGGTTCTGTTTATACAATCCAGTCAATGAGCCATATTCTTCATAACTTAATTTATTTTCACCCAGAACTACATGCGCGATATGATCAAGCTTATATGATTCTTGCGCGCCATACGAATAACCAAATTTCTTAAATAAATCCAAATAATCTAGTTGTTGTATTCCTACAATCTCATAGTTCATTACACTTTTATACTGCATCTTGATATCACGGCGATATATTTTGCTAAAGGGTGATAGCTTTTTTGCAAAATGGTCCCCGCACACAGAGGTTATCCTGTTTACCAGATAAACCATATCGAATAATTTCGAGTTCCATCCTGTAATAACATCAGGCATATTAGTTGGATCGGCCCACCATAAAATAAAGTTCATTAAAAGTGAAGCTTCGCTATCAAATTGACGGTATTCTATATCATCAGGGTCAGCTACTTCAGATTTATTTTTATCATAGTCACCCATACCCCAGGCCACGTAAGAGCCCAAGTGGTTATTAAATACTGCAATCGATATTACTGGGTGAAGAGCTACGGATGGTTCCGGAAAACCAGCGTCAGACGCAACCTCGATATCTATTGATGTTACATTGACTTGTGACCGATTGAATGGAATTTCATCGTTACCAAACGCCTCTGCAATAAACTGAGTCACATAATTAGTCATCCCATGAATCTCAAAGGATTCTACGTTAGAATATTGCGCAACAAACTCTGCAGCTTCTGGCATTGTATTAAACTTCATTGGTTCTACGGATTTCCCATAGAGGGATTTCCATGGACCAACAACCTTATCCGATGTCACGAATAAGGTTGGGCTGAATTGGATTTTCTTTTGAAATTTGACGCCATCTGAGTATCCGCGGCACAGAATATTAGGACCTGCTCGGGACACAGATGTGTAGAATAGTGACATTGATGATCTCCACAAATTAATATCGTACGTACATAATAAAGCCGATCGCGTGGATCGGCTACAGGGTCACGTATGATCACGTGTGATTATTTTGGGAGGATTAGTCCTTCTTTCGGTAGATCAAGTGCAGATTTCTTTTCAAACATTCTACCATGTTTGTCAGCCAATCCATCTACTGGATTCACCATGAAGGTCACTTTGTTGTCAGGAATCCGAAGTGCCTCGCCCTCAACTACCTTTGTATAAGGGGCAAAATGCATCAATCCAATAGTATTTTCTTGTGGGATGATAATAGCTATATCGGTTAATATATAGCAATGATCTTCACTTTGAACATTAGCCAACAACTCTTCACCTGAATCCAAACGTACAATGGTTAATTTATTCTCAGTCATAATTATTCCTCATTTAGTTCCTATATTATATTTCACACACAATTCCCATTCTTTCTTTTCGCGAAAGGAAATAACTTTGATTTCCCGTAACGGAGCTTTATCTTTCAATCGCGACACATCAACCACATTCAACAATCCCCAGTCACTTAGTAAAGTCGTGATTGTATTTCTTCGACCAGAATCATCTGTTGTTAGATTGGATGGCTTGCCATCTAACATAAACAGTTCCTTGAAATGCACAATAAAGTACCTTCCCTGTTTATGCAGTATATGACATGATTGGAATAACTTTTTCTCCTTACGAGAACTGACTCCAATGCGGGTTAAAGTTTCTTTAATCTTCAAAAAATCATCTGGTTCCGCTAGGGTAACTTCCACCATATCAAGCGGTGTCCAATCACCAATTACTGCGGGTCCGTTGTTGCGAGTATTATTTAGATTTTCCACCTCTATTCACCTTTTCTTTCAATTCACTTAGTTGATCATCACTGAGCAACGAAAGAACCTGTATAGCTTTCTCATTCGAATAACTATAAAACTCTTTCACTACTTCAATGTCGTTAGGTTTAGAAGATTTCGCCCATTTAGCGAAACGTTTTCCTTTCCTGATAGTATTTAGGTAGAAATCATATTGGAGGCGATTGCCAACATGATGATTTATATTCATCTCGTTGGCTAATAATACTGTGTCGTTGAAGTACGACAAAGATCTGTTAATCATAAACGGGACATATAGCTTCTCGTCTTCTGGAGTGACCATTATATCCTGTTTAGAGGTGTTAATTGTATTCAGAAACGAGAAAGGACTCATCTATACCCACTCCACATTAGCCATCAACTCAGTCATACAAGCCACAACATTCAATTCGTGGTCGGCAACGAATGCTGCTTTGTATTGATAGTCTGCTAGTATTAGGATAGCAGTTGGAGTTGATGTTGGTTTCATGTAAGTAGTCATTCCGTCATATACCATCCGAAACAACACAACAGAATCCATATCAATATTATCAACTACCCATGACCTCATCTCCTTGAAGTTCTTATTTTTTAGGTATTTCATTAACGATTTAACATTCTCATCAGATAAATTAATAAGGATACCAGAGTCAATCTGACCAGATACTGAATACCGTTGCAATTCATTTAACACTTGGCGCCAATCAGGGTGATATAGAGTAATGAGCTCAGCCAAAACTTTCTTGTCAAATTTAATACCCTCTCCCTTTAGGATAACTTGAGCGCGGTTGAAGAATTCTCCTGCTAACACTGCCTTCTCAGCTTTAGGAATAGTGAAATCAAATGTAGCGCAACGAGAATGTAGACTTTTGATAATCCTATTTTTATAGTTGCATGTCAATATAAACCTACAATTGTCATGGAACTCTTCCATGAACCCACGTAATGCAGGTTGCGTTGACTGAGCATTTAGGTAATCAGCCTCATCAATGATTACGACCTTATATCCACCACTAAGGGACATTGTTGATGCGAAATGCTTAATCTTTGTCCGTAGAGTATCAATGCCACTCTCTTCTGAACCGTTAATGAAAATATAATCAATATTCAATTGATCACACATCGCACGTGCAATAGTAGTCTTACCCACACCACTAGTTCCAGTGAACAACATATGTTGCAGAGTTCCGGATTTTACGGCATCTTCTAAATCAGCTTTTAATTTTTTAGGTAGGATTGTTTCATCAATAGTACGCGGACGATATTTCTCGACAAAAAGATAATTCTCACTCATTTCATAACCACCATGTTGAATTAATTATTAATGGCACTTGTTGAAACAGGCGGTAGCGACTCCTCTGTTCCACTGGTAGTTCCCACCAGTACTCACCGTAACCTAACGGTCCTAGGGTGAATTAAGTTCCATCGACTTTACATAGTGCATCGTAGATTGATTCCACTTCTTCAGAATCTGACGTCATTTGATCGATGTTCTGTTTATGGTATGCAGCTGCTACCTTTCGCATATACTTCTTCGGTAGCTCATGCTCTTCTTCGATGTGAATCAAAACAGCTTTGATGTGATCCTGCTCGGCTTCAATCCTAGTTTTGGACGCGTCGATTTCGCGGATAGCATCAAACACCTTTTTGCGTTCAGTTGGGTTCGATGGAATAATCACGTTACTCATAATATATGCTCCTAAGGTGAACTTTTAGTGAGGGGGTGGCCTCGTTTTGGTTTTGGTGCGGCTACTGGGTCTGGGTCTGGGGTTTCTGGGGCTTCTGCTTCTGCTACTGCCTTTGGTTCACCTAGGTCCGTCACGTTTTGCGCTACCTTTCGTTGTGCCTCTTCCTTTCGTTGTGCCTCTGCCACACTATTCTGGTGATCAATAAATGCAATTAGTCGGGTCCTCAGCGATCCCACCTGATACATCTCATTGCCTTTAATCGACCCGCGTGTAGAAGCTAAATCAATAATCTCGATTGATAGTTGGATATCTTGCAAGGTTAGTTCTGGTACCTGTACCTGTGTCATATATACTTCCTCTTATTTAAACGTTGATTGCTTTTCTACAGCAATCCAATATGTGATTGAAGATTCTTCTGTACCCACTGCATCAAATGTAGATATTCCCTTTGAGCTAACACCAACAGAATAGTCATGGGGAACCACTTTCATATGAGATATGTTAAATATAACCTCAAATGCATCGATAGAAGATTCAACTTCACCCAAATCGACCTCGAATACATTAGATGTATTATCCTTGATGTCACATACCTTGGCAACTACATTACCCCCAGCCACTCGAGTGATAACAAGCTGATCTAATCCTAAGGTTGAACCTGCCTTCTTAATATCCTGCAGCAAGATATTAGGTAAATCAAACTTGATATCAGGTGCAGGCATCTTGACACCCCCAGCTGGAGGTACAGTCAGAAGACTTGGTGAAGCGAAGTGGTATTTGACTTTGCGCTTTGATCCTTCTGATGTGATAGTAGCATATTTCCCTGTATCAGAAATAGTCAGCATTGGTTCATTAAACATAGCCAATACTGACAGGAATTCCGGAAGATCATATATACCAAACTTCTGGGGTATCACCTCCTCCTCACCCGTCAAATTATAAGAAGCCAAGATATTCTTGGCTTCTGCAATTGTCTGGATAGACTGACCTGGTTCAAACACAATATTAAGGTTGATAGAAGAAAAGTTCTTCAACGCAGTGATAGTATTTTTGGATAGTTTAAACGCCATATCAATTACACCCCATACTTTGCATCATGGCTAGAACCAATACCATACGATCCATCATATCGATGAGAGGTTTCTGCTTTGAAACTGATATACTGGCCAATTCTCGTGCCCGGTTTAATTCTCATTGAACCAACTCGAACATGCATAACACAGGCCATCGCTCCATTGTATCCTGAGTCATATAAACCAGATGTTAAGAACACACCGTTACGAATTAACGTTGATCGAGATATAACAAATCCAGCTTCGCCCTCAGCTACACTGATATTGTTTTCCATAATAACTTCATATGATCCTACACGAAGTTCCAAATACCCATCAGGGTCAGGTTGCATTTCTACTGATCCCCTATGGACCTTTATGTCTTCATCTAGAGTAAACGTACCGGTATAAATATAGAATATTTTACCTACCCGTAGATCAACTCCATTAGGTTGAATATCCCCAGATTGAACATTAGTTAAGCTCGATTTACTTGATTCCGTCATGCCGATATTAATCATTATCATTATCCTTTGGTTGTGGGATTGCCATGTTCGATTTATGTGGCTCAAATTCTACAGTGTTTGCGTATAGAGCCAATACACAATAGTGTATAGCCTTGAGCAAATCCTTCTTATTACGGCCACCCTTGCGGCCATATCTCATTAGGTATTTGATGGCCGTGTCTATGGCTGTACTTTCTAGTGATCCTCTCATCTCCCATACATCAATAGTCTGAAAATTCTGGGTTATAGCATAATGCTCATTATACGTGGATGTGATATAATCGACAACATCAGCCAATATGTTACCTTCTTGATAATTATACACTTCCTCACGGCGCAATTGATCTGCAGCGGTTTTGGCACGCTCTTTTAAAATAGTTGCAGGGACTTCATTGTCCATAAACAGGTTCCCCTAATAGCCTTTGGATGTGGCTAACGTTTATATCAGCTTTAAGTTGATTATACTTAGCGGTATCATACTCTATACCGAAGTTCACTTCCTTTTCAAATTTACCATCAACAAGACCAGTTGGACTATCATCAAATGATACGTTATGCAACCCAGCCCAAATTGCCGCCGAGGAATCCCATGATCGGATGAATTTATGATAATCCTTTAGTATGCTAATTTCATTAGGACCATCAACCATTCCTAGCATATGAAACCTATTAATGTTATCGTCACCAAGAAGCCCCTCTGCATCGAGAATCTGAAATATCTTCCAGCGCGACAAGAACCGCTGAAGTTTATTATCACGCTCTACTCCAAACGCGTTAGGGCAACCCAAAATAGATAATCCAATCAAATCGATATCTTTATTTCCTAGGGCCCATTTCAGAGTATTCATGTAATCTGATAGATTACCAACCTCGGATTGAGGGACAAAAAACGTATCAAATCCCGCGGTCTTATATTCTGATATAGTGGCTTCGGCAGCATCAATTGTCTTCTGGCCTGGTTCTCCAGGATAATCAGACATGACGATACAATCGGCATTTACCTCAGTTGCCAATTCAATTAACTTGCTGGTGGGATACATTGGTCGCTGTTGTTTATACATCTCAAACGCAGAGTTATCCATGATAATATACTTAGAATCATCTAGGTTCTTGTAGTAATCAGCGTATTCTTTATCAGATTCTAGCAGATGCGCTAGTACTAGGTGGGATCCATTTCGGTGGGTAAGGTGCAGGTATTTAGTTGGTGCAATATTACAAAAGTTTATGCTCATATTATTCCTCATTTATAAATTAGTGGGGGCCCCCACTAAAGAGAGACTCCCACTATATCACATCTTGCATACAAATCAACTTAGTCCATAAAGGCAGCAACTGCCTTTTCATAATCCTTGGTTGATCCTTTGCCGAACTTAGCATCAAACTCACTCTTCATCTTAGTGGAGTCCATATCTGTATTTTCGAGTTTGTCATTTACCCAAGACTCGATGTCCTTGTAATTACTCTTCGCTTCATTAACTTCAGCGCGTATATCTTCAAAACTCTTGGTCATTTTATTCTCCGGTTTGTTATGTTGATCAATAAGATAGCATTCTACCCTACTTTCTTCACTGTGGCGCCATTTTCCCCATCTTCCGAAACAGTTACTTCTATACTTCGGTCTGGGTATTTATAATACAAGTTGGATAGTAGATTCCGGGCCATCATTTCACAAGATTTATAATCAAGCTCCAATGTTTCGTCATCATACCATCCCTCAATCATCCGCTTAAAAAGAATAAATTCAACATCACGGTCGTCGTGATTAACTCCTATTTCTACTCGAAAATGGAATATATGTCGATGTGGATGCCTCAGGAATTCTACACCTTCAGGTGCTGCAGGGTAACAATGGATACCTTCTTTCTGGAAAGTGATCCATACAGTAGATTCAGTTTGCATTGTCATATCAATACCCATAGTATTATCGAATGTTGGCCATTACTTCACGACGAAGTATTGAGTTATGAACACCGAATTGACCCAATGCACAAGCTGTAGTGGTAGATGAATTAGTATCTTTGATACCACGCTGAGATACACAAGTATGTGCAGCTTCAATAACTACAATTACATCATCGTTGCCAATAATATATGAAATTGCATGAGCAATCTGTTGATTCAATCTTTCCTGAACCTGGGGCCGTTGACTAAAATACTGCACAATTCTGTTTAACTTGGATAATCCAAGAACCTTCTCACCTGGGATATAAGCCACATGAGCCTTGCCTATAATAGGTCTGAGATGATGCTCGCAATCAGAATATAACGTTATATTCTTTTCTAATACAAATTCATCGCCATGGGAGAACTTATTATCGACAGTGGTACATTTCGGGAAAGTTGTATGCTGTAGTCCCGAAAATATTTCGTCGACATACATCTTAGCAACTCTCATAGGAGTCTCTTCCAATGAGTCATCCGTTAGATCCAATCCAAGAACCTCGAGCATTTTCCGAGTTAGCTCAGTTATATTAGCTATCTTATCCTCTCGCGTGCAATACAGAGCATCCTCTATAGTCGGCGTATTAATTCCCAATGAGTTTAAGTGCTCATTGACTCTCCAACCTAGTGCAGCATCTGATTTAACATTAGCTATACGCATATTAATATCTCTCTTTCGTGTTTTATTAGTCGGAAAAAAGAAGCAAGGTCCGACATTCACTTGGTCGCCGCAACAAAAAAGCATTCAAATGCTTTGAACACACCGGCGAAGTACTTATTGATTATACATCTTTATCAATTAAATTCAATAGTGTCCCAGTCATCAGTTACAGCTATCCGACTGGCATCATCACTCTCAAATATCCACATATCCTTACCATCATTCCATGATTGGATACCTTTGGCGGGTTTGGTATTGGTTGGCCCATGATATATAGTTCCTTTAAATTCAACTGATACAATTGAACTCCAATCACCTCCTTTACCTTTAGGAAGTCTCCCTCCCATTACCGTAATAACTACCTTGGCGTTTTTATCTGATTTTTTCGGAACCTTTGTACGTGATTCAACAAACCTAATCTTCTGTTTGAACACACTATGCTCATCTGAGGCAGCTTCTGTTGTAGATGTTTGCATTTGTTGTGTCCCATTTTATATTAGGTGAACATCTATTTATCATGCAACGATATTCGCGGTTAATTATAATCAGTCATTCTTGTTTTGGGGTTAACAAAGTCCCATTGTTTTTGTTTAGTAAGCCAATAATCGGCTTCGTTACTCTGAACAACTGCCGAGTTCCTATCACTCATAATGAAAGCAGAATTGCTATCATGTTCACGGCATTCCACCTTAGACACATATACACGGCCACGCGTGGCGTCCAGAATATATGGGTTAACTTGCTCCCATATAAATAATGAACTCATCTCCATTGATACACCATACGGCAATACCCGAAGATCCACGATTCCAGCATCACGAGCAGCTAGAATATCAGACATCCGTGGATCGTCGGCACTTGCAAGTGCGGTGTGATCAAAATAAAATTCTAGGAAAGATTTGACTGACTTTAGTTGGCCGAAACCAACGATCCAACCGTGTTCATCAATAGGTCCAGAAAACTCGAATATAATAGATCGGTCATAGCCATGCCACTTTGAGCAAGGGCCTGTACAAGGCTCATTCGTTTCGTCGGTATCAAACCATTGCATGTGGGACACTGGTAGTTTATGATAAGCTTTTGTGGATTTAATTTCTAGCATAAATACTCCTAATTTTATTTACCTATTACATTACCATATACATGACAATGCACACGCGTTGTAAATTTATATCCTCGTTCTAAACAATCATCAGCTATATCAGATTCTGTCTTCACGAGTCCCTCTAAAGTACCACCAACACCCATCACCCATACATCAAATTCACATAATGATTCTCTGAATAGGTTGATATTATGTTCCATTTCATCCCATGATGCCTTTGATCCATTGACAACAAATTTCAATTGACCACAAGATGAAGCTCGATAGTAATCAGATACAACTTCAGGTTTGATGGCTTTCTTAGCATGCTCACCAGCAGTATTCCATAGCTTGGGGGAAACTGACCAGAACCATTCTCCACCGCGGTTTTGAACCGTTCTGATGATATCAGAAAGTCCATCATTGAGTGCTTTTGTTCCATTAGTTTCAACAGTGATATATAAAGGCAAATTATCCCGGGCATCAAATTCTTTAAGAATTGCAGACATAGCCCTTTGGCTCTTTGGGAGCATTGGTTCCCCGCCAGTAAATACCATGTGGTTATGGTTACCTGTAATAGGATGCTTGAATTTCCCGCCTGGCAAAAGTGACTCTAACTCATCACAGATATCAGCAGCTGATCTATCATGCATCAAATGCCTATATCGTTTAGACCATGTATAACTCGAATCACATCCTTTGCTGAATACAGGGAGCTCCTCTACTACCTTAATCTGGGAAAGATCAACATCTTCATACGGTAAATCATAACTGGCTGGATTGGTAGGATCATCCTGACCAAACCCATCGCATTGTAGGTTGCATAGATGGAATCTTATCCACAATGAGGGATGGCCAATATAATGACCTTCCCCCTGAGCAGATAAAAAGGTTTCTGAATATTTAAACGTTGGCCGTTCTTGCATAATATACCTCTTTTATTTGATTAATATAATCCATGTGATCAATTAATTGTCCATGCATTCTATAAAATGTTGGCCGCTGTCCTACTCGCTCTATAATTCTATCACAGTTGACTACATGATCATCTGGTTTAGGAGTCCATTGATTATTTAATACAATGTTATTACGGAATACAGAAAAATCTACTGAACGGTCCTCAGGTTTGATATTATAATTCCGAGAACGCAGTTCAGTGATCAGATCAGTGTATCTGTTATATAAAAAAAGGCCTTTGTTATAAAAATGCAACACATGACCCTTGTTTAGTGTGTACTTATGTGGAATCCTTTTCACTAATTTTTGGACACTTTGGCTGGTTAAGGATCGGCGGAGAGAAGCCATTATC